CGAAGCACACGTCCAATTGACTGTAACGAACGAATCTTACTCTTTGTTGGGGAAGAGAATATAATATTATGTAGGTTACGAATGTTCACACCAGTAGAGAAAGTCCCATAACTCGCAACGATGATTGCATCAGTTTCTTTTTCTGTGATGCCACGAATTGCTTCACGATCTTCTGCTTCAGTACCACCATGAACAAAGAATACTTTTCTATTCTCTACTTTTTCGCGGATTAAATCAAATAAAATCGTACCATGTTTTTCAACATAAGTGAAAAGAATTAGAGTATTGCCATTTAGATTGATTGCAAGTTCACGAATAAAATTATTTCGACCCTCATGTGAGGTTAAGAAATTCATTTCATCTGGATAAGTAAATCCTTTCACTGCTTTGCAAACAGGCTCTGGATATTTCAGAACAAGGCATTTAATCTTAAAATCGGCGAGTTGTTTGCGTTCAATAAGTTCTTTTGTCGAGATGACTTTAAACACTGGACCAAACAAACCTTCTAGAACGAGTTTGTTAACTTTGCTATCGTCTAGTGTACCAGTTGTGCCGATGCGAATATCACAATTAATAAGTTTAGTCATGATTGCTGTCAGTGACTTTGCTTTAAACGTATGTGCTTCGTCGCCAATGATGAAATCAAATTGTTCGAAATACTTTTTTGGCATTTCGTAAATAGATTGCCATGTAGAAATAACGAGATCAGAATCTGGAATTTTACTTTCACCGCCATAAATTTTTTGGCAGTGCGTGTCCACATCCCAACCATTATTAATGGAATAGTTTTTAAAGTCTGAATGCATCTGCGTAACGAGGTTGATTGTGGGAACAACCAAGAGTCCTCGCTTTTTGCCACTGTTTAGCAAATGGCGAATAATCATGTAAATGATTAACGATTTTCCACTCGCAGTTGGTGAAATGAGTACAGTTCTTTTCTTCGTAAGTCCGACGCTAGATGCCAAATACTGATAATCTCGCGGCTCCATCGGAAGCGAGAGAGCAGACGCAAGGTTCTTCGTGTCGATCGGATAGACTTCCGTGTCTTCATCGAGATACTCAAATGTGTAATTGTGGAGTTTACAGAAAGACTTTATATAGGAACTCAATCCAGCATAAATTTGTTTCGTGCGTAGGTTGAGCAAACGAATTTTTCCATCCCAGTATTTGTTGCGGAATGCTGGGCTGAATTGATATCCTGGAGTCGAAAACGTAAAAAATTCAGACATCTCTTGAAGAATTGAATCTTCAGCATGGACCTGAACATAGATGTTATTAATCTTTTCAACGACAACGTGTTCAATCATCTAGCACCTTGAATGAATCGCTCCCAATCCATATATGCCTTCAACTGATAGGTTCTGGATTGCAATTCTTTCATCACGTTTTCACAAAACTTTGCGGCTTCATCATGATATGCTTTCTTGCGTTTGAGTTTGTTCAAATCATCATCCCCATCAATATAAATGGAGATGTCGGACTTGAGCGTAAACCGAAATGGTTCCCAACCAAGTTTATCAAGTTCTTCTTGATCTAACTTACCAGTGTAATATTGCCATTTCAATTTCTTCATTTTGTCGAGTTCAAGAGATGCTCGTCTTGCAGACAAATTATGAAGTGACAAGTATTTGTTATACTTGTTGTGAAGTAATGGAATGCGTAGAATTTCTTTTCCTGGCTCTGTGGAATCGACATCGCTGTCTCTTTCCCATTGTTCCATTATTGATTCAAGCGGTGGTGTTTCAATTTTCATAATCAATATAATACATCAAATCAAACATTTAAGCAAGTTCACAAGAGTTGCTCTTGCTTTTTTATACCTGTATAATGAGTATGTTCCGTTTGAACGGAATTCTTTAGACTCTTTCGTAATTATAGTATCCAAAACGAAATGTCGCATCTGCTGTAATAACGTTTTCGGCAGTGTCGGATGAACTAAAGATTATAGTAGAAAGACTAATTGGAAACAAGTCTACGAAATTGACTCGAAAATTTGCATTATTTTTATTTGTATAAATTGAAAGAACACCTGTTGTATAGGCTAAACGCTGATCTGCCTTCATGCCTGTAATATTTCTTGAAAACTTATTGAGTTTCACATACTCTTCAAATTCTGTTGGGAATGTCAAGTGACGAATCCAATCATGAATCTCTGTCCATGATCTTAATTCTTCATCAACTAGAAACGTGATGTTGAGCGTGTCATAGATTATCTTTTCACCAGGAATATACAAATCAACAAATGGTGTTTGTCGTGGAATTTCACTTAAAGAAACTCCAGGAAGATTTGCTGATTGACAGAAATAAATCATTCCAGGCAAACGATCCATCGTCAATCTAAATTTAGTAGATTGTAATAGGTCAATGTTTTCTGGATTTCGAGTAGTGAGTGCCATTGCAGTACCGTTTATCTCTTACAATAATATTTAGGTAAAAAAAAGAGGGGGACTTTCGTCCCCCTCCAGTTCATTTTGCCTTATTGTTTTTATAATTTGGCAAACTTTTATCGACTACCTATTACTGGTTGATGTTCTCAACTTGGAAGCGACGGTAGTAGAAGTTGCTGTTGTTAGCAAGAGCTCCTAGACCTGCTGAAGTTGCGAATGGATTTGCGACGAGACCATAACGTGTCTTGAAGCCAACCTTTGGTTGATAGGTTGTTGGGTCGATAGCACGTACCATCTGTAGTGGAACGTAAGGACAGTAGAAGAGACCAGAATCATAAGGATTTGCACCCTTATATCCGACCACAACGTAGTCTGCGTTCTGCACAGAATATGGATCAACATAGACCTTGATGCGACCGAACAATGTACCTGCGAAGGTATTGCCTGTATCGTCAACAGTTAGGTTTGTGTTGTTTGATAGTGCTGAATTGTAATCAAGAAGACCTGTCATTGCGAATGCAGAAGCAACGTCTGTTGAAACGATAAGGATGTTACCCTTTCCGCGACGTGTATCTTTTGCAATCTTGTTAGCTGCACGCTCTACTGCGAACAATAGTGACTTGTACTTCTCAACCTGCCAGCGACCTGATGTACCGTTGTTGGCTGCATCGAGGTTTAGGTTCATTGTTGCTGTAGCAGCACCAACGATACCAATGCTTGAGGTTGCATAGATCGTACGAACAACTTCGCGGTTGATTTCAGCAAGAATTTCTGTTGACAAAATGTTTGTCAATTCTGTTTCTGCGTCGAGACCGTGAACTGCCTTGAGATCTTGTGCAAGTTCTAGTGTGTAAGCTGCTTGCAAGCCACGTGACTTGGCTGTTACAGCAACGCGATCGATTTGGAAGCCCATGAATGCCAGGGTCTTGTCTTCGAAGTTTGATGTTGTGTCGCCTGTGCCTGTGTTTGCAAGTTCGTACTTGGCAATGTTTGCGCTCAATGTTGCAAGTGGGGCTGCGCCAGCTGCACCAGCGAATGATGTGTTTGCTTCATTGAAGAGTGCTTCGGTAGTGACATGTGTTGCATTTGCGTATTGTGAGCGCATTGCGAAAATAAGTCCTGTTGGACCTGTCATTGGCTGCACGCCGCAGATGTCATAAGCCATTAGGTTTGGAAGTGCGCGGCGGACGAGACCAATTAGAATTGGATCGAAGCCAGCGACTGTTGCGCCTGATGCTGAAGAAAGACCGTTCACACCTGCGCCCATTGCGTTTGCTGGTGGTGCTTCCCAAAGGTTTTGCATTGAACGAGCTTCTTCCATAAGGGCACGTTCTTGGTTCTCGAGAACTAGGGCTGTAACAGCGCGCTTGTATGGATCGCTGATTGCTGGGAGTTCTGGGTGATCAAGAACTGGTGCCCACTTCTTTGCATATGTTTCGTTAATATACATTTAGTGATACCTCAGTTAAAATAAAATTAGGCTTTTGGAGCCGTTTTGGTTAGTGCTTTTACATAATGTGCCATGATGCCTTGAACTTGTGCTACTTCTGGTGTTTCTTCAGAAACTGTCGTTTCTTGTGCAGCCTTTACCTCACTTGTCACTTTGTTGGCTGGGAAGTAGTTCTCGCGAATTACTGCGAGCTTATTATTAAACTCACCCTCTGTGGTGAACTCCACGCCCTCTGCGAGCGATTTCATTTTGCCGATCTGTACTTCGGTTAGACCTTCACAGACCTTGCGAATTGCTTCGTGTTTCTTTGCAGCATTGAGTTCTTCTGTGAGAGCCTTGATCTTTGCTTCTGATTCTTCAGCAATTTGTGCTGTTGATGCTTCAAGTTCAACAACCTTTGCTGCGAGTTCTTCTGCAACTTCAACCTTCTCATCTGGGATTTCAATGTAGTGCTCAACGAATAGATTCTTGAGACCATTGATGAAATC